TAAGTCTGGACATACGCACGATATGTGGATCAAAGATTTGCAGCAGACCCCTGGAGGCAGTCTAGAGTGGGAACATCTTGAGGACGACAACTCTTTACTTGAGTTTTCTCCTGATGAGATTGCTGCAATTATAAGAGTTGGTAGTAGGACTAAAACAGTCTGGGAATAAATTATGAGTTTTCTTGAAGAATTGGGACCTCCTATCGAAGTAGTCGATGAGAAATCTTTTGAAGTAAAAAATAAAAAGATAAGTCCGTTTGATTTTGCTAACAGTATCAGTTTCACAAAAGAGAATCTTATCGTAGACGAGGCTACAGAGAAGGAGTACAATCCTTTCATTGTGAATCGTGCGCTAGGATTTTCTGCTGATACTACTATCCCTGCAAACGAAATGAACTCTCGTCCACACATAGACAGTAAGATGCAGTATGACTTTCTATGTGCGGTCGTTCGCAAAAGTAAACGATACAACAAGTGGATTAAATCTGAAGAAGAAAATTTAGATGCAGTCCAAGAATATTTTGGTTATAGTTTCAATAAAGCGAAAGAAGCCTTGAGAATTCTATCTGATGATGATGTTGCAAGCATCAAATATAAGATAACTAGATCAAAAGGCGGCAATCTTTAAAGTTATAAATACAAGCAGTTGTAATTATAATAATAAGGTAGATTGAAATGACTGACCAAGATGATTTCTTTAACATTGATTACGAAGGCTATGAACCTTTGGAAATCCTGTTAGAAGATCCTGAAAACTTCTTAAAAATTAAAGAGACTCTTTCTCGTATAGGAGTGGCGTCAAAAAAGGACAATACTTTATATCAGTCCTGCCATATCCTACACAAGCAAGGTAGATACTTCATTACTCATTTTAAAGAACTGTTTGCTCTTGATGGTAAAGAAGCAGATTTCACTGAAAATGATATCGCTAGAAGAAATACGATAGGCAAGCTCCTACAAGAATGGGGATTAGTAAAAATCAAAACTGACACTGACTTAATAACTTGTCCTATGAGTCAAGTTAAGATTATATCATACAAAGATAAAAAAGAATGGAACCTAGTCCCTAAATATAACATAGGCAAAAAAAGGTAAAATAAAATGGCAACGTCCAAAGATTTTGATATAATTGTAACAAAAGGTAAAGACGGCGAAGCGTTAGCTGAACCTATGACCATCACATACACTGCAACTTTTTCTGAAAGTACATTTACTGTGGGTGATGTGTGGGAAACTCCATTAATAAATAACCCAGAATGGCAAAATATAGATGACGCAATAGCTTGGTTTATTGCACACACAGAAGGTAAGCGGTAACCTCTTAAAATGTTAAACAATAAGAAAGTATTTCCTTATTTATTATTAGTAGGTCAATTGACGGCAATACTTTCTACTTGTTTAATGTTTCTATACGGAAACTCTTGGCAATGGGCAATAACTCTTGGCGTTTATTGCTGTATGATGATTAGTGTGACAATAGGATACCATCGTCTAGCCTCTCATCGTGCGTTCAATTGCCCTCCTTGGCTTAGAAACATACTTCTATTTTTTGCTGGCATTCCATTCTATGGACCTGCGATGGTATGGGTAGCGAATCATCGTGAGCACCATAGATACTCTGACACAGACAAAGATCCTCACAGTCCTCACTTTAAAGGCTGGTTCAGAAGCTACTTTCTACAAGTGTTAGCTCCAATACATCTGAAGTATGTGCGAGACCTGTTGAGACAGGATGTGTACAGAAAGCAGACTAAGTATTACTGGCACATCATAGCAGCGTATGCAGGTATTTTATATCTAATTGATCCTTTCGCTGTTGTATATGCTTATCTAGCACCTGCAGGATTCAGTAAACTCATAGGAAGTTTTGTGTTCAGTTACTCACACAGAAACAGAGTAGCAAATGATGACTTCTGGCTAGGTATGCTAACTTTTGGCGAAGGTTTTCACAAACTGCATCACGAAAAAGCAGCCGTACACAGATGGCATAAGTATGATGTAGGTGGAATGTTAATAGAAACTATTGACAACACAAAAAAAGTTTAGTATTATAGTTAAATGATGTATAAATAACAATGCTGATGGCAAGTCGTCAGTGAAGTCCACCTAGTCTATAGTAAGGATAGAGCGGGCTTGTTATTAGCACCAACCGAGACGCCGTAAGGGTCTCACACATAAAACTCGCTTAATAGGAGAAGTAAAATGGTAACTCGTAAGTTCAATGTGGCCGACATGGCCGAAATCTTAGACAATGTTCGTCCATTCACAGTGGGCTTTGATAGAATGTTCAATAACTTGGAAAATGTTTCCGAGATCGCAAGCAACTATCCCCCATACAACATTGTCAAAACAAGCGATGAAGAGTTTGTCATCGAGATTGCTGCGGCAGGATTTACAAAGGATGAATTCAACATCCATGTAGTTCCTGAAGGAAAGAAACTCGTTGTACAAGGTGTTCAAGATCGTGGAGAAGACAAAAAAGAATACTATCACAAAGGAATTGCAGCACGAAACTTCACACGAACTTTCGCATTGATGGAAGATGTGGAAGTGACAGGTGCAGACTTCGTTGATGGTATGTTGAATATTTCTCTTGTAAGGATTATACCTGAAGAGAAGAAACCCAAAGAGATTAAAGTGAAATAAAATAGGATATTATTATGGCCGATGTACAAATTATTAAACTCTCTTCAGGAGAAGACATCATTGGTGCTGTCACCGAGGTAACTCTCGAGGCAGGTCGAATGATTCAAATTGAAAAACCATGTTATATCATGATGCGTCCCAAACCTGAGAATGAGAACGAATTTGTACTCGGCCTCACTCCTTACGCTCCTTATGCGAAAGGACATGTAGTACCAATCATGCCCGCTCATGTAGTATCTGTGTTCACACCTAGTACAGACTTGCTCAATGCGTACAATCAACGATACGGCAGTGGTCTAGTAGTACCAGACGATAACATCGCAAAAGCACCACCTAAGCAAATCATTACAGGTTAGATTATGTACGAATACAGAGCAACAATAGTTAAAGTAGTAGACGGTGACACTGTAGACGTTGACATCGATCTAGGGTTCGGTGTATGGTTGAAAGATGAACGTGTACGCATCATGGGCATCGATACACCAGAGTCACGCACTCGTGACAAGGTAGAAAAGAAGTTTGGTTTAGCTGCTAAAGCTAGATTGAAGTCTCTGTTAGGCAAGACAGCGGTGCTAAAGACGAGAGTAGCAAAAGACGGCGAGGACATGAAAGGTAAGTTCGGTCGTATCTTAGGTGACTTCGAAGTCTACTATGCAGCAGAAGACCGATACTGTCTAGCCGGTGAGGTTCTAATCAAAGAAGGACATGCTGTACTGTACGAAGGTCAATCGAAAGATGATGTACAAGAACAACACATGGTCAACCGCCAACGACTTATTGCCGAAGGTGTAGTATCCGTCTGATTTCTCTCTACGTGCGTGTAGGGTTTTTGAACGATCATTTAAATAATTACTAGGTAAAAGTGCTTGACAAGATACTCCTTTTATAATATAATGATGGTATTATTTGAGGAGTATCTATGAGTTCGTTTTACACATACGCTAAACATTACGGCAATTCAATGCTATTCAGAGGCATTGAGAACGGCAAACGAGTCACAAGACAACGGCCATATCAGCCGACTTTGTTTGTAAGATCCGATAAGCCTACCCATTACAAATCAATGTACGGAGAACAAGTTTCTCCTATCAAATTCGATTCTAACAAAGAAGCCGCAGAGTTTGTAGACACTTATAAGGATGTGTCTAACTTTCCTATCTATGGTCAAACAAACTGGAATTATCAATTTTTGACCGAAAATTATCCTGACGACATCGAGTGGGATATCAGTCAGATAAAAATACTTTCTATAGATATCGAGACTACTGTAGAACACGGATTCCCAGATGTGTTCAATCCTCTAGAAAAAGTCCTTCTCATCACAGTACAAGACAACACAACTAAAAAGATTACTACATTCGGTACAGGTCCTTTTACACAGACAAAGGAAACTGAAATGTATGATGTTGACTACAAACAGTGCCGTGACGAACATCAACTATTGACAATGTTTTTAGATTGGTGGACTGTAAACACTCCTGATGTTCTTACGGGTTGGAACACAGACTTCTTCGATGTTCCTTATCTCATTACACGAAGTGAAAGAGTACTAGGAGATGAATACAGAAAGACATTCAGTCCTTTCCGTCTTGTCAATAAGAAAATAAAGAACATCATGGGTCGAGATCAAATGACTTTTGAGATACAAGGTGTTGCACAACTAGATTACTTGGCACTATACAAGAAGTTTACCTACATCACTCGTCCTTCTTACAAACTGGACAACATCGCTGAGACAGAACTAGGCAAGAAAAAACTTGAAAGTGGATATGATACTTTCCGTGAGTTTTACGAAAAGGATTGGAATCGATTCGTAGAATACAACATCATCGATACTGCGCTTGTTGACGAACTAGAAGACAAGATGAAATTGATTGAACTGATCCTCACAATGGCATACGATGCTAAGTGTAACTTTCAAGATGTGTTCTCGCCTGTAAGATTGTGGGACTGTTTGTTGTACAATCATCTATGGAAACAGGATGTTATTATACCTCAATCAGAAGCCAAGCAAGGAAGAAGTATCGTAGGTGCTTATGTTCAAGAGGTTGAGCCAGGAGAGTATGAGTGGGTCGCTTCATTCGATGCTACTTCACTGTATCCTTCAATCATTATGCAATATAACATGTCGCCTGAGACACTTGTTCCTGGGTCGATGCAAGATGTGACAGTAGACGGACTGTTAGAGAAAAAGTATGACTTGTCTTCGATCAAGGAGAAAGGCTATTGTATGACGGCAAACGGTCAATGTTTCACGACAAACAAACAAGGCTACATGCCTGAGATTGTACAAAAGTTTTTCGATGACCGTCAAAGATACAAGAAACTCA